CTGTGCGTTCAGCAGTCGTTTTTGTTTCATTTAATACTTTTATATCACCTTTACGGTTTGTTTCGTACACTTGCTTTCCAATAAGGTTTTCGTTTACCCAATCTTTTGTATAAACACCTTCTTTGTTGGCCTTTCCTTCAAGTTGCTGATTTAACCAAGTCTTATCAGGTATATCTTCAATTGTCTCTTTTAAAGTATCAATTTCTGTTTGTGCATTCTTTATATCTTTTTGTAATGGTCCTGTATCCGGAACAACCGATTCCCAAGCTGTACCTGTCCATATTTTTAAAATACCAGGCTTTCCATTACTAATATCACGCCATAGCGTTTTGTTTGGCTTAAGATCAGTAGTTGGTGGTTCTTTACCTTCTATAATATTAACCATATTATTTTCAATATTTTTTTTTAGTTGCTCTGATATATCTTTAGCCTCTTGCGATTCCTTTACAGCTTTTCCCGATTCTTTCTTTGCTTCTTCGGCCAACTTTTCTAGTTGTTCTAACAGTTCCTTGTTAGCCTTCCCCTCTAACCAAGCACGCATTTTGTTATATAATTTTCGTAATTCCTCGTTCGAATCTATAATCTCTCGATAGTCTCCAAATACATATTTATCTTGCGAAGGATCCGTATATGATTCATCACCAGCGATTGCCCTTGCTTCAAGGTATAACTTAGGTGTGAAGCCTGTATCTTTGATTCGGATTGTATCGCCTTCATTGATTAGTTCATGTGCTAGTCCGAAAATGCGACCGATTGATTGTGCCTCTACTTCATACGAAACTGAAGTATTGACACGCTTCTTTAATTCCGTCTTCATCAAAGTCATTAATCGTTTTGGTGTCATATTTTGTTCTTCTGTTTCTGGAGTGTAAAAACCAAATTTATGTTTACCATGTGCATTCCAACGTTGAAAGGCATCACTATCTGTAATATAAACAAGTCCGTTATTGATGCTCTCAACCGTGATAAGTTCTTCACCTTCACCTCGTACAAATCCGACTAAGGCGGTACAAATATCCCTGGAATGCTCAATGCGTCTAACGCCTACTAAGTCTTTTCCCAGGGTTACTTCCTTCCCTGTTTCTCTCCCTCGTTTATTTATCATATCGACGTACCATCCAGTAATTTGAGAACCAGATACTTCAACTCGATATTGGATTTCCAATTCAAACAAAGCTGCAATTTTCTTTAAAAAAGTAAGGGGATCGATGAATTCATCGATCGTCATCGTGTGGAACGAAGAATAATCCGTTATTCCACGTTGCCATTTTGAATCGGCAAGAGCGATATCAATAAACGTATTAACTGTTTCGCTCTCTATACGTTGAGGTTTAATAATCCCATCTTTGGCGATTTGAACCCAGGCACCAGAAGAGTGTACAGTTAATGATCTATCCTTTGAATCTTTTTCTACTTCATTATTAATAACATACGGAACAATTCGACCATCACGTACTTCCTTTAAAACCAAGTTCTGCTGTTGTAATGTAATTGCATGCGGAGTACCGTCAAAAATTTTGAACTCTAGCATATCAATGTTATTCTTGATTTCCCAATGACGCTTATCTTCCCAGTAGTCCTTTGGTTGAATAGCGGATAGAATTTGATCTGTTTTGAAATCAACAACATGAAGTAATCCGCTTGGTGTTCTCATCGAAATCGCTCCCTATATTTAACTTTTGCTGTTCCGATATTTGCTGGCATAATTTCAAGTTTATTCTGACCCTTAGTAATTTTAGGATAATCACTGAATAATTCCTTCAGATTAATTGCACTTGAACCATTAATACTAACTAGACTTTTTGCTGTATCGATTTGCACTTTATCTCCTTTTCCAACAATATATGGAGGATTATTATTTGTATTTTGGTTAACTTTCCAAATCTTAATATCATCAACTGTCATAAGTACAGCCGGATTATTATTCCACCATTGACAGATAGAAATTTGTACCTGTGCAATTTTATTCATCAAGATCCCATCTTTGTCTACCCAACGAGCTTTTGCTCCAGCATCATCAATCTCAGTACCGTACGCAAATTTCGCAATATAAAACTCCCATTCATTCCCAATACGGTAAACACATAACTTTCCGTAAAAATTATTCCACGTCCAAGGATACATACCGCGCGTATGGATCATCATTTGTTCAGCTGGATGCCCTGGATAGGCAATCTTAGCAACACCAAAAGTTTCTTCAGCCTCCCAATATACATCGTTTAGCGACAATCGAACTACAGGTTTACTAGTCTCATCCAGTAGGGCCACTTCTACTTGTCCCATTTGTACATAACTACTGCAGTTGAACCTTACATAAGCATCCATTATAAAATCTTGTAATGGTCCACTAGGAATGCTTTTTTTAGCAATCGCTCCATGATTCCCTTTGTAATTCTGATCACCATAATCTTCTACATAAAATTGATGTCCATTAGATTTGAATGTACCTCCACCTTTAGTGTTTTCAAACTGTGATACACTTGTCCATCCAACTGTAGTAGACATTTCATCCCACATTACACGTTGTTTCCACTCTACTGGAAGTTGGTTTACTTGTAACGGGTAACCAATCCGAAAATAATCTTCTTTGTTTGGAAGATATACGCTCTTATTCCAAACATCTAAAAATGTAGAAGGGTTTTCAACTTCAATTTCGATGATAGGTTCTGACTCCGCACTGCCTTTATTTTGAATGTTGGCTATTAACCCTCGACCGTCATTTTCAAAGTCAACCGTTTTCTCATTCCCTAACTTATACGGCATTGGACATATTAGTGTAATAGTTGCTTGATGAATATTAGATTTTTCTAAAGTCTCCTCTACAGATTCCTTAATCCCGTAATACACAATATCCGGTTCGTCTGTGAAGGTAATTTTTACAGGTTCTTCTGTATCTAATAGACCATTCAATTCATCTATCCGTTTCCTTAGTTCAAAAAGAGAGACTCCCTTAAGAGAGAAATCTACTTCTAATACTCTCTTGGGAGGCCTTTTACTTAAAAAATATGAACCTGGGCGGTGAGGTACGGTTAACTCATTAATTTCGTCACTTAAAATTCCGCGACCTCTTACATCGTTAACCATAAAAAATCCTTTTTCGTATTTTTGCTCAAAGTATTCTTCTAAATTAATTTCATTAAAAACTAACAATATACCACCCTCCTTTAAAATACATCTTTCCGTTTTTTTACAGCCTCTTGCTCTCCAGTAATATCATCAACGAACCTATTAAACTCTTGTCTACCAAGCTGTATATTAATATACGCAGGTTGTCTTTCACTAGCTGTAGAATTTGAAGCAGTTCCGGCATCCGTATTTCCTGAGCTTGCTTGTGGTCTAGCTGTCTGGTATGCACCAAGTCCTCTTGGCATTCCGTATACAGTCTCTACTTGTAAAGCTTCCGGTTTCATCCATTCAGTCATTTGTTCGGTTGTTCTTTGTACAGCGCCTTTCATTGCATCAATACCATTAATCCACCCTTTCATCATATTGACACCAATGAAATCCCTGAACCAACGACTCGGTGAGTGAATCGATAAAAGTCCTGAAATTTTATCTTTGATTCCATTTCCGATGTCCGTAATTTTGTCCCAAATAGCCCCAGCCATAGAGCTTATACCATTTAAGAGACCTTGCATCATATTTTTTCCTATGCTCCCTAAGTCAATTCCGCTCAAGAAAGACTTCACGTTATTAAAAATTTGAGTCACTGTGTTATAGATAGCATTTAAGATACTAGAAGTCGCTGACTTAGCTGCATTCCAAATTGAAGAAATGATGCTACCTACTGCGTTCATAACAGATGAAATGACTGAACATATACCTGAAAAAATTGAACTTACTAGAGAACCTACCGCTGATAAAACACTAGAAAAAATAGATTTCACTAAATTTAGCCCACCATTCACGACCGCGGAAATTAAATTTATCGCCCCTTGGATGATATTTCCGATTAATGACATTACACTCGACGTAATGCCTTTCACCGCGTTCCACGCTCCACTCCAATCTCCTTTTAAAACTGAAGTGAAAAGCTTTATTATGTTGGTGATTACCCCAATAGCAGAGGTTATTACGCCCATAATAGCGGGAAAAACTGCCTGGACAATCGACAAAATAAATTGAATCGCCGGGATCACTACGCCTTTTATTATTGTCGCTAGACCTTCTAGTATCGCAGTGGCTACGGGAATCGCCGCTTGAATTATCGAAACTATTACCGGAAATACCGCCTGAACAATTTGTAAAATTAAAGGGATAACTGTAGTCGCTATGATAGAGATTACCTGGCCTAATAATTGAATAATCGGAATCGCAACGGAAATCGCAGCAGCTATAATCTCAGCTATTACCGGGAATACCGCTTGTACTGCCTGAAGGATGATCGGAATCACTGACGTCGCTATGATTGATAGAACCTCTCCAAATCCTTGAATCAACATTCCTGCTATGCTAAACGCCGCCTGGATTACTTGTAATATAATAGGGAATGCCGTTTGAAAAGCTTGAGCGAATATCGGTAAAACTGTAGATGCTAGCTCAGTAAAAATTTGAGCTACTTGTTGTATAGCCTCCGTTATCACTGGCATAATTTCTATTGTCGTATCAGCAAACATCTGAATTAATTCAGTAATCATAGGCATTACTTCTTGTACCACTTGACCGAAAAGTTTGAATAAATCAGATGCTAAAGGTACCACGGCTTGTATTGTTTCTCCGAACAAACGGAATAAATCGAGTGCTATCGGTACTACAGCTTGTACTACTTCACTAAACAAACTAGCTATTGTAGAACCTAACTCACCAAAGGCCGCACCTAGCTCAGAAAGAGCAGGTCCAAGTGTAGCGAAGCTTTCTGCTATAACTTGTCCCGTTTTCGCAAATTCAGGAGCAAGTGGTGCAAATGCTTGTGTAATCCCTTGAGCTATTGACTGAACAACCGGCAAAATCGCAGATATCACAGAACTAAAAATCGATTGTATAGACTGCCAAGCCGACATAAAAGCAGACTTCACTTGATCATTTGTATTGATCAATTTAAATATCGTAGCACCTAAAGAAGCTACAATAGCGATTACCCATCCTACGGGGCCTGAAACACCTAAAAACGATAAACCTAAACGTACAATTAATGGTGTTAAAGTGGCTATCGTATTTCCTATTGAGGAAAAAGACATTTTGATAAAATCAATTACTGGAGAAAGAGCTGATCCAATTCCAGCAAATGCTGAACTAAGTCCTGATATTGCTGAACTAAACGCACCACCTATTCCCTGACCAAATTCACTAATTTTCGATTTTATTACAGTTAGCGAAATCTCTACAGCTGTTGCAAAACCAGAAAACACCTGTCCTACTTTAATTAACCCTGCCTCTAACGCTGCGCTAATTGCTGTACCCATTGCTGAAAATTTTTCCGGTATTGTCCCGAGATAAGAACCTAAAGAATCAAAAGCAGCTTTCATAGCCTCAACAGCTGCTACTGTCCCATTTTTTATTGATTCCCACGCATTATTCACAGCATTTCGGAAAGTCTCGTTATGTTTGTATAATTGGACTAGCGCTACCCCCACTAAGCTTAGAATTGCAATAACCGCACCAACCGGTCCTAACAATAATGCAAATCCGGCTCTTAGTGCTGACAAAGCAGCCCGCAGCATTACCGCACCTTTTGATGTTCCCGACATCCATAGCATAAGTTGACCGAGAGTGATAATTGCACCGCCGATTGCGTTAATAACAATACCCGCTACCGTTGCTATAACTAAAAAAGCCGTAGTAAATGCTACTACGGAAGCAATCACCGTCTGCACAGGAGCTGGTAATTTCATAAACGCATTTGCTAAGGTTTCAACTACTCCAGCTACAGCCATTAATGCAGGAGCTAATGCATCAGTAAATGCACGTGCTGCAGCATCAAGAGATGATTCCATTTTCGTCAGTGCTCCGGCCCATCCTTCAAGCATAGAGTCCGCAGCTTTTTTAGAAGCACCGTCCGATTTCACTAAGGATTGTGTTAAAGCTTCAATCTTTTCAGGTCCCGCTGCTACAAGTGCCATCATACCTGATACAGCTTCTGTCCCAAATATTGTTGCTAACGCCGCACCTTTTTGTGCACTTGTCATACCTTCCATTCCTGATTTCAACTCACCAATAATTTGGGACAATGGTTTCATATTACCTTGTTGATCCGTAATAGATACGCCAAGTCGTTTTAACTCATTCGCCGCTGCTTTTGGCGGTTTAACTAAACGTAGTAAAGATGCACGTAATGCTGTACCAGCGGTCTCCCCTTTAATACCGCTATTTGACATAATACCAACAGAAGCCGCTAGTTCTTCCATCGATATGCCTAATTGAGCTGCAGGACCCGCCGCATATTTAAAAGCGTATTGCATATCTCCTACGCCTGCAGCTGTTGCGTTTGCGGCTGTTGCTAGAACATCAGCAACATGTGTACTTTGACTTGCCTCCATACCAAATGAGTTTAAAGCTGACGTAATCGTATCAGCAACCATTCCCAGGTCTTCGCCTGATGCAGCCGCTGCACTCAACACACCAGGTAATGCGGACGTTGCTTGAGCCGAATCGAAACCTTTCGCACCCATTTCAGCAAAAGCCGCTGCTACCTGCCCTGTTGAATACACAGAATCCTTTGCCATATCAAGAATCGCTTTCTTCACTTGACCGTAGTCACCTGCAGTTAAAACTGCCGCTTTACGAGTTTGTGATTCAAATTCTCGTGACTTTTGAATCATACTCCCTAAAGCAAAAGCCGACGCTGCAGCGGCAGGACCAAATGCATTTTGCATTGTTTGACCTGTTTTCTGTACACGTCGGCCCA